GTTGTACCTATAAATTTTTTCATAAAATATTTTTTTCTTTTAATTGTTGTATTCCTTTTTGTAAATATTTTTGCATTTGAGATTCAAATATTTGTCGTTGGTTAGGTATATTATTTAATACTAACATATCTTTATAATATTTAGAGAATCCTCCATCTTTAAGTGGGCCCACTGAGTATTCGAATATTGTTTGTCCTCTTAAAACATATTGTTGAAAATCAACTCCTTGGGACTTAACATACTCTGTTATCATTAATGAATACCAATCATGAGGTCCATATCCTTTCCAATCATCATGTATAGCACATAATTCTTCCCACATTTCTTTATTATATAAATCAAACCACCCAGCCCATTTACTATTTTGAGTAGATGATAAAATAATATCACTATTAGTTTTTAAATCAGCTCTAATATCAAATATATCTACTTTATCCCATTTATCATAAGGAACATTTAAATATTTTTGAGATGTAATTTCATCCCATGAATTGTCCCATAATTTATATATTTCTGGGGTGATAGTGAAGTATTTATTTTTTATAGTTTTAGAGCTTTCTATAAGTAAAGAAAGTAAATACTCACTAAAATACATGTCTGGACATATATTGATATAATAATCTACATTAGCTGATGTAGACTCACGTTGAAAATCAAGATGTCCATATAATTCATCTCCATCATATATAATAGGTTCATATTTGTAATCTACAAGTAATAAAGATATTTGAGATAACTTATTTATAAAAAATTCTTTAGGTAATTTACTTTCTTCCCAATTGATAATATATGATGATAAATTTAAACAAGGACTAATAATGATTGAATCTTCATCATTTAGATAATACTTTGATTTTTTAAGCTGGGTGAAAGTCAATAGAGCATAATCTATCTCCCAAGGCATTATATGGTATAATATCTTATATGTCATTTAATTAACATTGAAATTTAACCTGGATCCAGTCTGGGAAACAGTTGTCAACCATGAATTGGGCTACAACTAATGAAAGTAGAGGCGTATCATGGAAATTAGGGAATATATTGACTTGAGGTTTTTTACTTAAAACAGCTCCTAATAAACAAAAACTAGAAGGATTTAAAATATTATAGTCACACAATGTTATAAGACTTAATTGTACATAGTCTTTATAGTTAGCCCTTATAAAATCTCTACCATTTAAAAGTTGTTGTAATTCTTTAGAAGTATTTACCCATTCAAAATCATCACACATCACCATTATAAGAGCATCAGGTGGTATTAATTTCAAAGCATTCTCATAATAGTTCATATAACTGTCCATATAAAAAGAACAAATACCTCTTCTAAATGTTATGCAAGCTAAAGGTCGTTCTGATGGTAAATGGAGGTTTTGTATAATGTTTTGAGCTTCATCTAAAAAGATTTGTTTGATTTTAAATAATGGTTTGATTTCATCTAAAATATCTCTCCAATAGAGAGAACCATAATCAAATCGAGCGTTCAATACATAATTTTTATTTGGGTCTAAATTAAATAAATCTTCTTCAATTAATGGAGAAGTACATAATTTAGAATCATGGACCTCATAAGGAATATCTTGAGGAAATAAAGAAAAAGGTAAGTCAAAACATTGAGGAAGCAACCCTTGAAAACGATGAGGAGCTGTAGATATAGCTATATCATGACCTGTTTTTTTAGCTATAGCATATAAAGTGAAATAATTAAAGGTTTGAGAACCTAACATTTCTAGATGACTTATTCCATCATTTGTAATAAAACATTTTTGTGACATTATTATTTATTTTTTAATATATTGTAAACTTCTTTAATTCCTTGTTCTAATCCTACAAAACTCAATAATGTATTAGATATTCCACAATATGATAAAGTTGGTTCTTCTTTTTCAATATGAACATCTACTTTATAATCATCTAAATTGTTAATCATATTAGCTATTTCAGATAATTTATATAGTCCAACATATGAACAATCCATTTGTTTAGGTAGATTATTATTATTAATATAATAATCCACTAAAGAAATCAAATCTTTCATATAAAAGAAATCCATAAGCTTATCTTGATGGATAACTATAGGCTCTTTATTTATATACCGTTTAATATTACCTTTAATGAATCGAGTATCTAATTCATTTTCATCAAATACTCCAAATATTTTAATATTATAAAAATTGTCTATTTCAGAAATAGAATTTGCTATAACTCTTTTACTTAAACCATATGGTGATTCAGGAGCGCTCACTTCAGCTCCTGATCCAAAATGTATTAATTTATTGTAATGGGGTTTATGTTGGAGTAGATTGTAGTATAAAATTAAATTAGCATCCATATCTTTATAAGATTCTGCTTTTAATCTACTACCTCCTTGTACAGCGCAATGTATAACAACATCAAAGTATTTATTTTGAAAAAACTCATTCATTGATTGAAAAGATGTTAAATTAAAATCTTGTCTTGTGATAGAGGTCACATCATATTTGTCTTTAAAGGCTTTACAAATACTTTTAGCTATATAACCATTTCCACCTGTAATTAATACTTTCATCGTTTAAGGTTTATATAGGTAGGTAATTGTTTATCAAGAGAATATCTAAAACTATCAAATAATTCATTCTCATCTTCAGGCCAACTTGAAATTATATTATGAAAAACACCCATTATTTCTTTATCATCATGAGACCAATGGGAAAATCCTAAGTAACCATAATCTTTATCTCTTCCACCACCAATAATATTTACTGGGATTTTTTCATGATCAAGATAATTACGTATCATTTCAAATGGTCTATAAATAGCAAATGGTGTGATTGAATAAACATAAGGTATTTTATTATCCATCGCTAACCCAATAGCTGTTCCCATCATAGCCATTTCAGAAGAACCAACATTATAAAATCTATCCGGGTAGTCATCTTTAATTTTGTCCCATAATCCATATCCAAGATCACCTGTGATTAAGTAAATATCAGGATTAGTGGCCATTTCAGTATGGAGCATTTGCGCAAATAGTTTTCTCATAATTCCATTACTTGTTTAAAGTTATCTTCTGACATTACGTGATAGTGAGCGTTTAGTCCTTTTAAAAATGGATATTGCTCCACTGTGGTATATCTTAGTTCAATTTGGGGTAAAAACGCTTTAAGTCGAGTTGACATATAATCTATATCTACTTCTTTATAAGCACATAAACCATTTATATTAACAAATACTTCAATATTACTAATGTTTAATTCTTGTATTGTTTTAAGTGATTCCCAAATACTTCCTTCAGCTGCTTCTCCATCACTAATTAACACCCATACTTTTCTATTTGGGTTAGCTAAGGCTCTACCTAAAGCTATAGGTAAGCCTAATCCTAAACTACCAGTTGAACAATATATTTTATTTTTTTCATCTCTATGAGGATGGCCTCCATGTTTTAAAAATAACATCTCAGCATCAATATTAAAATATTTTTCTATACAAACATACATTGCTAATGAAGCATGTCCTGATGATAGAATAAAAATGTCATTTTCACTCATTTTAGAATATATCTCATCAACTATTTCAACACTAGAAAGATAACTCCCTAAATGACCTAACTTATGTTTATAAGCTATTTCAACTATTCGTTTTTTTAAGTCTACCATATAAATTTATCTTTATAATAACTTACTATATGTTTTAATTCTTGGTCAAAATTAGCTTTAGATTCCCAACCTAATGCTCTTAATTTAGAATCATCTAAGGCATATCTAACATCTTGTCCTTGTCTACTGTATGTTGTATCAATATAATTAGAAGGATTAATATCTCCAAAATATTCTTTTAATATTTTTTCAACAGTTGTTTTATTACTCTGTTCAAATCCTCCACATATATTATAAATTTCATTCTGTACATTAGATTCTATTATTGTAATAACAGCATTAGCAGTGTCTTGAGCATGTAACCAATTTCGAATAGGAGTTCCACTGTTATGTAAAGGTATCTTTTTACCTAATTTAAGATACTTACATGCTTTAGGAATTAGCTTTTCAACATATTGACCTACACCGTAATTATTAGTTGGGCGTACAATAATATAAGGTAAATTGTAAGTACGAGCCCAAGCTAACACTAGCATATCAGCTGCTGCTTTAGTAGCTGAGTATGGGTTGCTAGGTTTTAATAGATCAGTTTCTGTATGAGCACCTGTTTCAATGTCACCATATACTTCATCTGTACTAAAGTGAAGTAATATAGGTGTTTTAGATGTTTCTTGTCTATAATTTCTAATTAATTCTAATAAATTATGAACACCATTCACATTTGAGGATACAAACTCATCACTGTTAGCTATTGAGTTACCTACATGAGTTTCAGCAGCTGTGTTAATAATGTAATCACAATCATAAAGAAATTTTAAATCATTTATATCACAATTAACAAATGAAAAATTTTCATATTGATTAAACTCATCTAATAAATCTTTATTAGCGGCGTAAGTTATTTTATCTACACCTTTAACATACCATCCTTTTTGAAGACATGTTCGGGTGACATAAGAACCTATAAAACCTAAACACCCTGTTATATATACTATTTTCATTTGTTAAAGAATTCTTTAATTTTACTACAAACATAATCTACATCATCAATAGTCATACCATGATGTGCTCCTAATAAGAAACCATTTTTCATAATAGTATCAGAGTTTTCAAAAGGTTGAAGATATTCTCTGTAAATTGGGTGACGTGTCACATTACCAGCAAATGTTACTCGAGTTTGAATATTATTATCTTCTAGGAATGTTAATAATTCTAAACGTCTTTCTGTTTGAAGCGGAATAGCTAACCAATTTGGTTCAATACTATCATCTGGTAAAATGATCTCAGTTACATCTTTAAGATTTTCTAAATAACGTTTAATATTATCTCTACGAATATCTTTGAATGTCTCAAAACGCTCTAATTGAACTAGTCCAAATGCAGCGCTCATTTCAGAACATTTAAAATTATATCCTAATACATCATATAAGAACTTATGGTCATATGGAATACCATCTACACTATGATTAAAACGATCATCCATAATTTCTGAGTTATCACCCATACGGCCCCAATCTCTATATTGTAATGCTCTATCAACATGTTTCTTATCGTTGAACATCACCATACCACCAGTACCACCAGCTGTGATAACATGGCTAGCATAAAAACTAGTAGTTGCAACATCTGTTTCTTCAGTGTAAGTAATTGTATCTGCTGAGTCTTCAATTACGATAATGTCTTCTCTTCCAATACGTTTTAATTCAGAACGTAATGTTTTCCAATCTGGTTTGTTACCAATCAGGTTAGGTACCATAATAGCTTTCACTTCATCATCAACTAAAGCAATAATAGCATCAACTGTTGGGACATATGAAATTAAACCAACATCACAAAATACCGGTTTGAATCCTAATTGAATGATAGGAGCAAGTGTAGTTGAGAAGGTACATGCTGGGGTAATGATTTTGCATCCTTTTGGTAAATTAAGAGCAGCAATTGCTAATAGGCAAGCTGATGAGCCTGAGTTGACAAATACTCCATATTTTTTTCCAAAACGTTTAGCTATTTTTTCTTCAAATTCAATTGAGCGAGGACCAAACCCAGCTAACCATCCATCTCGAAGACATGCTTCTACAGCTTTAATTTCTTCTTCCCCATATGACTCAAATTTATTAGGGGCATACCATACTTTTCTTTCTTGTTTCATAATTATATCTTATTTTATATCTTTAATTTAATTAAAAAATTCTGAACAGCCGCATTTTTCTTTAAAGAAGTTTATTGTATCTTGATTAAACCAATTTGTTTTAAAATCATTAATAAGTTCATTAAATTTCTCTAAAGGTCTTCCTCCTAATCCTTCTACAAAATGAAAACATTTAATTTGTTTATGATCATGAGTGAATAATTTACTATCTTTAACATACCAATATTTAATAGGTGATGGTTGACCATCATACTGAGGGCCATATTTAGCTAGTACTCCTTTTCTAATCATATCTGTTCCAAATACACCTTTAGAACGAGCATTATAAACTACTTCACTTAATGGATATGGACTATCTACAATCTTTACATCATATGATTTATTCACAAACGCCATTTCATTTAAACCCCCTTGAATAGAAAAATTAGTATAGTGAGCTATACTTAGATCTATTACAGCTTTTAAAGCATCAGCGCTATTAAAACAAGCAACATCCGCGTTTATATTTAATTGATCTTTAATAATTGAACCATCAGATAGTTGAATTTGAACATCAGGAGTGATCCAGTACTCAGTAGAGTCTTGATTTGGATAATTCAAAGTAGCAAGAATTGGAGTGTCATTATTATCTAAAAATTCATCTAATCTGCTACATACAATTGTATCTGATCCTAATATTATGACTTTTTCATAGTCATATTGTTTCATAATTTCATAAGCATATATATACTGCATTAGAAATGTTTCAGGAGCAAATTCATAGTATTGAAGGGATTGATTATATGTTTCTTGATTAGTGTAATCTACTTGATAGTAATCACATTCTTCTCCATTAAATTTAAGGAAACTATTTCTAACATTAGAAACTAATCCATCATACCGATCATCAGTATAATAGACAACACATGCTGTTTTGTTTTGTTTTTTCATATTATATACTATTATTTACTAAACTTGTATCTTTTGGTAACTTCTTTTTTTGTTCTTTTGACATTGAAATGGGTTTAGCATCAATACCTTTTTTAACATATAACTCATATAATGACATTCTTTCAGAAGATATATGAATTATTTTTTCATTATTTTCAAAAATATTTTTAGATATTTTTCCTACAACTTCATCTAAAAAGTATCTGGAGCAATATTGATCAGTAAATACTTCAGGGTATATTTTTCTAACAAATGGGGCTCTTATTATTTGATGGTTTGGTAAAGTTGATATAATATATTCTGCCGCGGCTTTAGTTTTTCCATATATGTTAATAGGATCTAATCTGTCATCAACAGTATACTGTCCTTTATCTCCATTAAACACATACTCAGAAGAAATATATATAAACTTACAATCAAGATGCATACATGCTTTTACTATATTAAGTGTCCCTAAAACATTTATATCTAAAGCATTTATTTTATGTTCTTCACATCCAAATGTGTCTACAAAAGCTGCTAAATGGATAACTACATTAGGTTCAAAATCTTTAATTATTTTAAGTAAATTATGAGCATCAAGTATATCACATTCCTTACTACTAGGAGCTAACACATCATGATCTTTCTGTAAGTAATTAACTAACATTTTTCCTAAATGCCCATTACCTCCTGTTACAAATACTTTCATTAAATTAGATTATTAAACTTAAATATTTCTGATACTTTGTTATAGATGTTTTGCGGGTAATCAATATATTGAATAGCTGTGTTATAATTTTCATTTATAGCATCTAAACGACTCATATAATAATTTTTATCTAATTTATTCACTTTACGAATTAAATCATCTACACTAGTGAAAGTAATAATTCCTTCTGGGTTGAAAAAATCATTTATATTGGAGCATCCCCAATATACTGGGATAGTTTTTTGAAGAAAACAATCAATAATTTTCTCAGTGAAATATCCATTATGTTGAGTATTTTCAATGGCTACACCAAACATTGGATTACCAAAAACTTCTTCTTTACCTTTTTTAGCGTTTTTAATATCATTTCTATCACCATAGACATCATAAAACTTTTTAGGTATATTAATCTCATTTTGTCTATCTAATAATTCAAATCTTAAAGAATGTCCATAAGTTTTTAATAGGTTACCTCGTAAATGAGCTATTTCAAATGTTTTTTCTTTATCTTCAAGATATTGATCAGGTGTGAACCAACTTAATCCAAATGGTAAAAATAAAGCGTTTTCACAATTATTTATCACTTTATCATCCCAAGTTAATATAAATGAGAATAAGTCTTTATTTTTAATAACCCAATCATGTATTCCAAAATATTCATTTGGTTCTTGGAATGAAATAACATTTATTGAGGATAATTCATCTTGAGATTCAGGAATACAATCTACAAATAATGAAAAATCAATATCTTTTAATGAATTAAATTTTTGCTCAAACACATTTCTATCAAAATGAGCGGTTTTTATCTTCATATCTAATTACAATTATTAAGGAATATAAGCTACTAAATCATAATCTTTGTAAACAGTTTTCATATCACTCTCATTAAGAGCATCTTCATATAAGAAAACATAATTAGGATTAATTTTTAGTATAGCATCTTCAACTGTTGTTTTATTAAAATATACTGGGATGTCATCTACTATTATGGTATGGGTTTTAATAGGATGTTTAGCTATTTCTTCTAGTTCAATCCATAATGGGTCTCCACTCACACCATCTGGATGTCCATCTAACCAAAATAGTGCTGGTTCTTTTACTAGTTTAAGCATTCTTTCCATCCATATATTAGAGTCTCCATAAAATAAATGAATTTTACCTTCACTTATTTCATCTACAAATTTATCATAACACTCTAAATAATACTCTTGTTCTATTTCTACTGATATGATTTTGTTGAATTTTAAATCTAGAGCTATTTGACATGAAAATCCATGGTGTGTTCCAGTTTCAAAAAATATATTATGGTTTCTTTTATGTTTAGAAAATAATTCTTTTCTTTTTAAACCATGATCGCTTTTAATAATCATATTTTATTTATTTGTTTGTTCATTAATCCATTTAAATGTTTTAACTATGCCATCATAAAGTGGTTGAGTTGGTTCCCATCCTATTTTTTCTTTATATAATCTGTTATCAGAATTTCTTCCTCTAACACCTACAGGACATTTAAAACCATATTTAGCTTTAAATTCTTCACCAGCTATATTTTTAACATAAGCTCTTTTATTTGAAGCTTTGATAGCCATTTCAGCTAATTGATTAATAGTGACCATTTCTTCTGAGCCAATATTCACTGGTCCTAAAAATGTTTCTTGTCTCATAAAGCGAAGAATCATCTCAATACATTCATCTATATAAAGAAATGAGCGTGTTTGTAATCCATCACCCCAAACCTCAATTTCATCATCCATTAACGCTTCAGCTGCTTTACGACACATAGCGGCTGGTGCTTTTTCTTTACCGCCAGTCCAAGTACCCATAGGTCCAAATATGTTATGAAATCTAGCTACTCGAACATTTAAACCATAGTTACGATTAAACGCTAAAAATAAACGTTCACTAAATAATTTTTCCCATCCGTATTCTGAGTCAGGGTTAGCAGGATAAGCAGATGATTCTTCACAATTAGGATTATTAGGATCTAATTGGTTATGTTCTGGGTACATGCAAGCTGAAGAGCTGTAGAATATTCGTTTTATTGATTTTTTAGTAGCTTCGTGTACTACATTTAAATTAATTAAAGCCGAATTATGCATTACATTTGCGTCATTATTACCTGTAAAAATATACCCTGCTCCCCCCATATCAGCTGCAAGTTGATATACTTCGTCAAATGAATTTATATTATCAGATTCAGAAGTTTGATTGGGGGTAAACATTATTTTGCTAACTAACATTGGGTCTCTTAAGTCACCACAAATGTATTCATCACAAATATCATTATGATTCCAATATTCGTGTTTTTCTTTAATATCAACAATGCGAACCCAAAATCCTTCGTTTTTAAGTCGTTTTGCAAGATGGCCTCCTATAAACCCTCCACCTCCTAATACTAATGCTGTTTTCATAGTGTATTGTAATAATCGTTTTGTTTTTCTTGTCTTTCAATTGTTTTAGGGTGATACAATCCCCAATCCTCTTCCATAGGAAGATAAGTAAATTGCTTATGCCCGTCAAGCCTTTCATGTACTTTATTTATCCATTTTATTTCAGGGGTATTTTTGTAAATACGAGTTTGAAAATCAGGCCAGTTCACCCACCCGTCCTTATTTACATTCCATCCCCATTTTTGAATATGTTGAGCTGTTAAACCTTCTACTGTGTTTACTCTTGGGACAGCGTATAAGTCAACTGCCGGGTTATGTCTTAGTATAGAAGGTAGTTCCTCAATTAAATACTCGTAAGGTATCTCATCGGCATCTATTTGAAAGATATAAGTACCGGTGCACAAACTACCTAAGTAATTTTTGTGGTCAGCGAAATGATTATCAAAATCTCTACTATGCCATCTGTATTCATGACTTGCTACAGAATTGGCTCTTAACCATTCTTCTACAGCTTTACTCCCCCCTTTTGAATCGTATAGAATTACGATTTCATCTTCGGTTCTTTTCTTATCTATAAGAAAATTAACTAAACGCTGTAATTCATTTAGTTCATCTTTTACTGTTATAGCGTAACTTATTTTCATAGTTTATTCAGGTAATACGCCAATATACGAAAGAGCATCTAAATATCCACGTTCAGGATAATGTTTTAGCGTTTCCATATCCATCTTCCATTCATAATCTTTTCCTTTAGCTTTAAACTTAGCTTTTTCTTCTTCAGGCATTGGAATTGCTTTTACAGCTGCCCATTGCCAATTATTTTTATTAGTACCATCTGCAAATACCATACCCTGGGAAGGTATATTAACCATTGAGGGCATCCAAATAGTTCCATTTTCGTCTTCAACCATAAGTTCTTTATATAATTCAGGTAAAATTTCCATTTGTTCTTTTAGAAATTCTGAATCTCGAGTCATTATAGTATTGGCTTGAAATCCACATCCCATGCAATAATACAATTTAATTTGATCGTTTATTTCTTGAACATAGCACGCATCACTACCACAACGATTACATATAGTTAAGTTATCCATTTGTTTCTATTTTTTTAAGCTTAGGTAATTCAATTTTCTTCAATTTAGGTAATTGTAATTGAACTTTTTTGGGCAATTCAGGGATATAAAATTCAAATAACTGATCTACTTTTTCTTTCATTTTATCCCAGTTAAAATCAGTTTTGCATTTATAAGCTTGACGTTTTGCACCGTCAATATACTTTTTATAATTTTCAAATACATCTCTTAAATAATGGCCTATTTGAGCATGATCAGGTGAAAACCATTGACTTTCTCTAATTATCCAGTCATTAGCAGCACTTGGATGAACCTGAGTTAATTGGCCCCCTAATAAGATAGACATTTGAGGGTCAAGAAAATCAGTATGACCACTCCAAGCAGTTGTTATAATTGGTTTTTTACATTGAGTAAATTCAAGCAATGGACGCCCAAAACCTTCACCCTTAGTTAAATTAACCATAGCTTTTACTTTAGGATGATTATATAATTCATTCATTTCTTCATCCTTAAATTCACCATGTAATAAATAAACATTAGGTAAATTTTTAGAACCTACTGTATTTTTGATTTGTTCTATTTTACTTAAAATATTTTCTCGGTCTACATAAGAACATCCTGCTCCACTAGCTTTTAATATTAAAGCAGGTTTATTAGATTTATTTTTAAATGTCTCATAAAAAGCTTTAATTAACAATCCAGTATTTTTTCTATCTTCTCCAATATCACCTTGTAACCAATGGCCAACATATAAATAAGCAAATGATTCAGGTATAGAATCTATGGACTTAAATAAATCGTTTTTAGTATGCGTCTCTAATAACTTGTAAATATCTAAATTTACACCCTCAAACAATACTTCTATTGGCTTTTCTACTTTAATTTCTCCTACTATTTGACCATTATCTTGTTTTTGGTATACTGAGTTAAGAAATGATTGTTTAGAATGATTGGATGATACTAATGTTAAATTCATTCTATTTATTCCTTCAACCCACTCTCCTCTAACATGGGTAGTTTCCATACCTGCAGTTACCCCAATATTATATTTACCAACTGGTTGAAATTCATTTGGAATGGTAATTTGCATCCAAATATCAGGTTGTTCTATCAATTGGGGGTGTCTATAAAAATATTTAGTTAAAAATTCCCATTCAGGGTTATTTTTAGTAAATCCCCAAGGAGTACCACCCCAGCGTTGTGGTATAATTTTAACATCGTATTTATCGGTTTCTATAATTGCTTTAACTAAATCTCTAGAACGTGCACCGTAACCGCTGTAAGTATCAATTGGACAGCTTATATAAAACGTATTTTTACTCATATTAATATATTAAATTGTGATTTAAAACTGGTTTTTTGTATTGATTAGCATTTATAAATTCGTATTGCTCTCTTGGCTTCCAAGTAGCAAACAATGTGTCTAATCCTTCTATAATTCTATTAGCTTGATGTTCTTGAGTAAATCCTGCTTCATCACTTAAAGCCCACTCTCTGCCTTTTAATCCTCTAGCTTTACGTTCTTCGGCACTTAAGTTATATACTTTTGTAATTTGTTCAGCTGCATCTTCCCAATTACATCTATCATCAAAAATGTAGGGGGTTAGTGGAGAGCCTTGAATTGAACGATTAGTTGGGTAAACTGGAAAAGCCCATTCACCGTGCTTTGTGTAAGTTCCCCTATGGTTGGAAGGAAAATCAGCATCAAAATCAATCCAAGTACCATCCTCAAATTCAAAACGCATTTGATCTTGCATACCACCTGTTACATTAGCTATAATAGGATTACCTACTAATAATGCTTCTGTTAACGATAACCCCCACCCTTCGTTTGATGTTAATAGAATTTGAGCATCTGTCATATTGTACAGATAATTCATTTCATTAGGGCCAAACATTCTGTTTGTAATGTAGAACTTATCTTTAATTTCAGGGCATAATGTTTCAATTACTGCAATTAAATCTGTTCCATTTTCATCTACTGCCGCTGTATGTAAAAGCATAGCGCATTTATCTGCTTGCTCTTTATTAAGGCCAGACACAAATTGTTTAAATGCTAAAATTGCATCAGGAATTTGTTTACGTCTAATATTCCTAGAATTAAAAAATAATACAAACTCGTACTTTTTATTATTAAACACTTGATTTCTAAATTCAACAAATGCTTTATCTTGTTCCTTATTTTCAATAGGGAAAAATATTTTAGTGTTTAATCCGTGAGGAACATATTTTATAATTTTGTTTTTAACTTTATCGCCTAAAACAAGCTTATTAATATTTACAGTTTGTTTTGAGATACCAAATAAAGCATCACATGATTCATAAAATGTTTGATTATACATGGGAGCAGGATAATCGTCCCAAATATTTAAGTAAACTATTGGAATATGTTTTCTAATTTCATTTTCCATTTGAAATAACCAAATCCAGTATCTTGGGTCAGTAATTAAAAATATAGCATCTGGTTTTTCAATTTCCAGTAACTGGGTTACTAATTGATGATCACCATATCCATTTATGGGATATAAAATTACATTTGAATCATCAATACCTGTGTTTTGGTTTGTATCTTGACTTAAATCAAAACGTTTGCCTTGGTCAGGATGGTTAATAGCACCCCCAACATTTACCCAATTGTATCTGTGGCAAGTGCCCATTATTAATTCTTTACCTACTGTACCTATTCCTGATGGCATTCTAATGTCATCACACATTAATAGGATTTTTTTTCTTTGATTTTGGGGGATATAACCTTCTTTCATAAATTATTTTGTTTCTAAAACGTTGTGGTTGTAATATATTATCTATTTTTTATATTTCCAAATATAATTGTGAGAACTTTTAATTATTTCTCTACAGCACTGCATAATACTAACATTGTTAATATTTAGTTCTTTTTTAATAGTTATAGCACTATCCCATTCTTTAATAAAGTTACAAAACCTAATCTTCTTTTTCAAGATCAATTGAATGAGAATGTATTTTTTTTCGATAAGATTCATCTGTTAAATAAAGATGGATAGATCTGTCTGTTAGTTTTTGTAATGAAAATTTATATCTCACACATGAAACTTTAAATTCTTCAAACATTTCACTTTGAATTTTTACACTTGTTAGTGTCATATCTTTTTTACTCATAACATTAATTTTTTAATCATATACTTGTTGTATATAAATATATCATATTTTTAGGAAAATACACCTTTATCACAAAGTTCTTTTGAGTTATTAAAAGGACAATAAGTACAATTTTTATTAGGATTTTTAATCATAGGATCAGTTTTACGTGTTCCATCTTTATTCATAGTTTTTTCAAGAAACTCGTTTATGGCATTAACTGCTTTATTAAGTTTTATTTTACCAGCAGCTGGGGCATAAGTTTGTATTCTATTATTGGGGTAATCGGGGTGGTTATGAAGTTTACGTTTTACAATAAAATATTCTATTTCAATATTATCTATTGGGAAATTAAATTGTTCAGCAAAGAATTTTTTATATAGAATCAATTGCATCATTTTCACCTCGTCTGCTTTTTCTTTATCTTTCCATCCTCTAGTAGACGTTTTAATATCGATTATTTTTATTTTATTTGAAAGTTCATTGTATAATACAACGTCTATATACCCCTTATATAGTATGTTTTTATAAGCGGAATTAAACGCAATTAAAATAGGAACTTCTATACCTACTAACCACCAATTACGTTTACTAAAGTATCCTTTTTTCTTCTTTTTAAACCATTCTAAAATAGCTTTTCCATCTTCAAAAAACTCTCTTAATTCTAACGAACTAGAAAAATGTTGTTTTTTGTTTTGCTCATAATCTTTTTTATAGTTTTCTCTTAATCTATTTTCAAAATATTCTTCTAGATTAATTCTATCAGCTTCAGCAACACTTTCATTATACATTACATCTAAGTAGTGTTGTATAGCTTCGTGCATTGAAGTCCCAAATGTCATATGAATGGATACTTCGGATTGATAGTGCCCATCCCTATACATTAATGCCCATTTGTGTGGGCATTGTTGGAATGTAGAAAATTGGCTAAATGAAATTTGTTTTTGATAAGCGTGGTTAAGGCTAGCAGGAACAAATTTTTTAACCTCTTTTACTATTTGTGGTATTTTATTTGCCACTTAAAGTTTGTTTTAATTTTTCTACAAATTGTTTTTTCTTCCAAATATATCCATTAGCAGTATTATATTTCCCATGTATACAACATCTAATACTCTCATGTAATGCTCTATTTTTACCAGCAGCCTCAGCTATACTAGAATATTCTTTAATAAAATTTCCGTTTAAATCAAACTGCATAATAGCTATATTAGTTTTTCTATTATGTGGTTTTCTAGGGATTCCTTTTAAATTCCAAGTTATTTTTCTATTTTTTAATTTTTCGCTTGCTTTTAAATTTCTACTTTCCCAGTCCATAATTCTTTTTTTTAAAGCTATTGATTTTTTTTGTCTAGTTTCTAAACTATCTTTTTTCCCTTTAACTATATTAGAATATTTTATTTTAAGAAGTTCGTATGTTCTAGATGAAATTTTATATCGTTGATGTGGTTTTTTATTTTTGTTAATAGACATTAACCATAAAGCTTTAATTAATTTAACATTTTGGGGGCACATCTCATGAAGCAACATATGACACAAAAAATGTTCACGGGCGGTTAATTCAACTATATTTTTTCTATCATTATTTCCTCCTAAACATTTAGGAATAACATGATGTTTTTCTTTATAACCTTCTAGCATTCGATTTTTAGCTCTTTCTATTATTTGGTTGTATATTTTTTGATAATCCATATTTATGAGTGTTTAATCCAATCATAAATATTAAAAAAGTCTTATTTTTTATCAATTAAAGTTTGTCTAAGTTTTTGGCAATACAAAATCCCATCCATTAGCTCCTCTTCAAAATGAGTAATCCAGTCTACTACTGATAGATCAGTTCTATCTAAATCAGTTCCGTACTTGTTTTTACCAAATTTAGCTCTAGAAACAAATTTATCTACAATTGTATCTACAATAGAATCTGTTACTTCTATTTCTCTAGTTTTATTTTGACTCATATCCCAATTTATTTAAAATTTCTTGTATACCTTTGTTTCCTAGAATATAAGTATATTCTTCTGCTTCTCCAAGGGAACATTCATAGTATTTGCTAATTTGTTCTACTATATCTTTTGATGGGCTTTTTTTAGTTGATTTAATATATTTTTGAAAAAATTGTTTTTTAGGAATTAACTCGCAATATATTTTATAATACTTTTCTTTTTCAGTATATGGGATATTTTGAACATAATTTACTAATTCAATATAATCTTTTGACATACTCAAAAAACGAGATATCATATAGGGATTAAATGATTCCCATTCCTCATTGCTGAATTTAGAGGAAGGAGATTTAGTATATGTAATCTCCTTCAACCAATCAAATATAGTAAATGACTTATTTTGTTGCGTCTTCTTTGTCATATAACTCTTGGAATTCTTCTCTAAGTTCCTTAGGTAATAACTCAATTAGTATTTTATTTGTTTTAACATCAAAAAATACAGGTACGGGGATAACACCATCTTCAGCAGTACCCGCAATAAATTTGGATACTTTTCGCAAAATAACGCCCTCTTGAAACACCATATTACCTTCGGGTGATTTAATGGGGGTTGTAGTTTTAATGTCAATGTTAAGTTGTTGTTGTGGTTGTTTACTCATTTTGTTTTAATTTATAGGTTCGTATTCAATTGTTTGTACTTCTCGACAGAAATATAATATACCGTCTTTTCTAAATGTGTGAGAACATAACCAAATATCTCTTAATTCATTAACCATTTCACTAGGTAGTGTTTTTGGTTCTTGAATTGTTCTGTATATTTGATAATAATTGTTATTTGCTTCTATCAGTTGCCCTAGATTCATTAAATTTTCGTTTAACTTGTTCCGAAATTGGTATAGGTCCTCCTTCGTCGTCTATTCTAACAAATGTCATAGATGTAGTTAATATAATAACTTCTTCTTCTTTAAACACATTGTACGACCTAACTTCAACATCAAATGTAGCTGATGTATTCCCTATATTGTTTAATTGGCTGTATATTTTAAGTAATGAACCTTCTTTAGCTGATTTTTTAAAGATACATTTGTCAATAGCTATTGTAACCATATTTTTAGAGTGGCATACTTCCATAGCGTAAGCAGCTACAGCAGCATCTACCCAAGATAATAATTTACCCCCAAATAGGTTCCCGTGAAAACCTAAATCCATTTTTTTAATAGGGTGTGTAGCTAATAGTTTCATTTTATATCAATTAGTTTAGCTATTAAACTCATAGCATTTATTTCTTTGTCTATACGAAAATTAGCTTGATAGGAATGTTCGTTGATATAAATTGCTACACTACCCTCTCTATTAGGGGCATAAACAGAAGCATTATCATATAAGTACCTAAATAATTCTTCAAAATCATTTACACCTGAGTCTGCTATAATTTGTCTAATAACTTTCCAATCAGGCTTAGATTGTTTCAATTCTTCAACTACAGCAGCGGTATAATTAGAAGATACTAGTACTGATGGGTCTAATCTAATTTCACTCTCATGAGTAGATAATTGAAGTGTGTTAAGCATTTTACGTAAATCCGGATAATAATGATTTACTACTGTTTTAATATCATCAACAGTATAAAGTATATTTTCTGTATCTAATATTTTAACTAAATGCTTTGCTATATCTTTTTTAGATGGGGGCTCAATCTTTAGAGTTTGGCAACGAGATTGAATTGGATCTATAATACGTTCAATATAATTACAAGTAAGTATAAAGCGTGTAGTACGAGAATAAGTCTCAATTACATTACGTAACGCTGCTTGCCCCTGAATTGTAATAAAATCGGCTTCGTCTAATATAACTACTTTTAATGGTTTGAAAGAGGCTGTACTAGCGAAACCAGATACTTTATCCCTAATAGTATCAATACCACGTTCATCACTACTATTGATGTAAAGATAGTCACAGTCCAAGTTATTAACAATAAGCTTAGCAAGAGTAGTTTTACCACAGCCCGCACCACCATAAAATAAAAAGTTTTGAATATCATTTTGTTCTAGATATTTTTTAATAGTAGCTTTAATATGTTCATTACCTACATACTCATCTAGTGTTCTAGAACGATACTTTTCAACTAGTAATGTATGTTCTCTATTCATAATCTCCATACAAATCGAATTTTTTAGGTTGTGGTTTAGGTATTTCTATTTCTTGGGTTGTTATAATATAACAAATTCCATTCATAGGTTCAAGCCTAAATGCTGTAGGTTTATGAGTTGCTGAAACGTAATATGCGTTTAATACCTCTGTTAAGGAGGAGTATACTTGGTTATTAGTTAATAATGTCCAAGTATCTCCTTTACCCTTAACTCGGTGGGCAATTTCAACTAGTTTTTCAACTTGTTGGGTTTCCATTAGTACATCCCTCCCATTAGACTATTAGAATCGTCTTTCTTTTCATCTTTGGGATCATCTACTACTACACATTCAGTTAATAGAATAGTACCTGCTACTGAAGCCGCATTTTCTAGGGCAACACGAGTTACTTTAGCTGGGTCAATAATTCCTGCTTCTTTCATGTTAACAATAGTTTCAGTTTTAAGATTGAAACCATCCCACACTTGAGTAACATCTAGTTGGTTTAGGATGCCATAGCATTCAGCTTCTGTATAACCAGCATTGGTTAAAATAGTTGTAAATGGTTTAGAACAAGCATTATAAACAATGTTTTTTCCAATATAAACACTGCTATCTAGTTCTTCTCTAGTTTTGGTAATTGCCTCTTTAGCACATAGTAAAGCAATACCTCCCCCTGCTACAATACCTTCTTCAATAGCTGCTTTTGTAGCATACAAAGCATCTTCTACTCGGTCTTTGCGTTCCTTAATTTCAGCTTCAGTGTTTCCACCAACGTGAACAATAGCTACGCCTCCCGAGAATTTAGCGAGTCTTTCTTGGAGTTTTTCTTGTTCGAAAGGGGTTTTTGCTTTTTCGATTTGTTGTTGAAGTTCTTCAATACGTGCTTGTATTGGTTCAGACTTTCCTCTTCCGTCGATAATTGTTGTTTCATCTTTTGTTATTGTTATACTGCGAGAATTACCAAACCAATCCCAACTGAATTTGTCAAGTTTCATTCCCTTGTCGGTACTAAATACTTGTCCTCCAGTCAAAATAGCGATATCCTCTAAAATTAACTTTCTGCGATCACCAAAATCAGGGGCTTTGACCGCAGCTACTCTAATAGTACCCCTAATTTTATTTACAATAAGTGTAGCAAGTGCCTCACCATCTATATCTTCTGCTATAATCAATAATGGTTTGTTTTGGGCTGATACTCCTTCTAAAATAGGTAATAACTCTTTGATTTGAGTAAAACGCTTATCAGCAATTAAAATAAGTGGATCTTCTAAATAAGCAGTCATTGTAGAATTATCAGTTACAAAATAATGTGATTTATAACCTCTATCAAACTGCATACCTTCTACTGTTTCGAGATATGTTTCACCTGTATTGGATTCTTCAATTGTAACTACACCGTCTCTACCTACTTTATTTAATGCTTCAGCTATTAGTTTACCTACTTCAACATCATTATTAGCTGAAATAGTTGCAACTTGTTCAAGTTGTTCTTCATTTGAAATACTTTCTTTAATATTCCATTTTAGATTATCAACTACTTGTTTAACAGCAGTATCTATACCACGTTTAATTTCAACAGCATTAGCTCCATTATTAAGGTGTTTTAAACCAGCTTTTACCATTTCACTAGCTAACAGTGTTGAAGTTGTAGTTCCGTCTCCTGCTATATTAGCAGTTTTAATAGCGGCTTGTTTTACCATTTTAACACCTACTTCTTCAACATTATCTTTTAGTGTAATATTTTTAGCAACTGTAACACCATCTTTAGTGCTTTGCACTTGTCCTTGATCATTTACAATTACAACATTTCGTCCATTAGGTCCTAAAGTTGCTGTAACTGCTTTAGACAACTTATCAATTCCATCAACAAGTTGTTTTCTTGCGTCTGCTCCAAATTCTATAACTTTGCTCATAATTAATTATTTATTTTAGCTAAAATTTCATTTTCTCTTCCAATCCAATATTCTTCACCTTTGTATTCAAATTTAGTGAAACCCATAGTTGGTAATACAACTACGTCACCTGCTTTTAGTACAGTTTTAAGAAATTCTCCAGTAACGGATTGTATACCTGGTCCTACAGATACTACTTTACCGGTTTTATTTTTTTCATTCCCCAAATCGGGTACAACAATGTTGCCATATGTTGTTTCTTCTAGTTCAATTGGCTGCACAATTACAGCATTGAAAATTGCTTCTAAGTTCATACGTTGTAAGCTTGGTTTAAATTGTTAATAATTGTTTCATACTCGTTCATAAATCCTTTTATTGAATCATAACTTTTACTTTTAGCAGTATCTTCAGCTATTTTACTTAATGCTATATGGAGAGATTTATAGTGGCCTATTTTTTGTGAATATTCCTTTTTACTCTCAGCTGTAACACTTTTGTGAACTGTATAACAACTTTCTTCTAATTGGATAAAGTAGGGTTCTAATACAGGGTCTTTAATATACTTAGTATACTGTTGGTCTTTTTTTCTTGCCATAACTTTTTATTTTTAAAATTGCAACTTAAGGGCGCGGGTAATTATTTTATTTTTAGAACTTTTGGTTTAGCTTCTTCAGCAAATGGGATTCGAATTGCTAACAATCCGTTTTCCATTATTGCTTCTGCTTTAGATAGATCAAATTTAGAAGCGATTTTATAACCTAGATTGAATGAACGTTTAGCTATACCTTTATAGATATAACTGCGTTCAGCATATTCTCCAGTTTCTTTATTATAAGAAATTTTAAGGATATCCCCTTCAATATTTAATTCAATATCTTCTTTAGAAAGACCAGTACACGCTACTTCAAAGTGAAGTCCGTGTTTGGTTTCAAAAATATCTACAGGGTGGGTAATTTTGGCATTTGCTGCCGGTTGAAAGTCTAGTTCAGACTTGAAGAAATCTCTAAATAAGAGATCAAATGGTGAGGTATTCCTCTCGAAAAATAGTGTACTCATATCACATTAAATTTTGTGCTGTCCGAAGATCAGCGGGTTAAACATTAATTTTTTGGCAAGCGCCCTTAAGTTGCTCATGTTATAAATATACGAAATAAATGGAAAATATCCAAGTTTATTCGGCTTTTCTAACAAAGAAATATTTACTTTTCCAATTTTCTCCTTCAAATTCTAATTTAAGTAAACCATTAGTATTTAATTTCATAGTAATATCATCTGCGTCTTTATTGTTAGCCATAACTACTTTAATTGCTTCCGAGTCAAATGGTAAATTAAACATAGGGTTTACACTAGTGTCTATATTGCTATTAGCAATCATATATTCGATTTTATTCGTATAACTTTCGTTATTACCAAATATTATTGTTAATACATTATCCCCATCGAAGTTTTTAGTAATGGTAAATATCAAATGATCACTCGCTAAAGCATTTTTAGCTTTAATTATGTTAGATAAATGCTCCGTTTCTAAAGCACATTCAATATGATAACCATTTGATTCGTTTACTTGTTTAGGAGTCTGAATTAGTAGTGAATCTGCTAAAGGATAGCTTAAAGTATAATTCATATCCTCTATAATTAATTTATGTTCTACAACATTAAGATTTAATTCTCCGGTTGTAATTGAAATTAACTTATCAAGTTGACTAGTATCGTAAATAGCAATTTCAGAATCGGGTAAATCAATACCCGTATATTCAATTTCACCTATCATAGCTTTGTTAGGGGTATTAAATATAATGTGTAAAGATTTATCTTTAATAACCCATTTTACAGATTCAACTAATCCTCCTAGGTTATATTTTGATATAATTTTTTGTAGGTTATTTTTGCTTATCATAATTAAAATTCAAAAAACATGTTTCGGTAAGGGTTAAGATTCAATGACCATCCCATATCACTATAAAATCCTTCAAGTTTACTTTCTAATATAGATTCAAATGATTTGTGTTTATCAGCGTATTGATTCAATAATGTAAGTATCTTTTCGGGCATATCAAAGTCTAAAAACGCAAGTGCATCAATTCTATAGGGATTATCTTTTAAGTAAATCCATTTAATTTTATCACCTTGAACTATTCTTGAGTGTTGTTTATCTAATTTCCAAAAGGTTAATAAATCATTATATCTAATAGCAGCTTTAACGGGAGCGGGTGCTTTAGGAGCGATAGCGGTAAACATCGAAGATAAAACGGGTTTACCTCTATCTTTAACTACATAATCGTCTAATGTTTTTACAGCTGTAGGGTTACCTAATATAGCAATATCAACATCTTTAGACATTATATGTTCTCTAAATTTAAGAACCAAATCATCGATTTCATTTTGGCTCGCTCCTTTAAGTGTTTTTTCTAGAATTGAATTAAAAAACTTTCCAAATATAGGAGGAAAATTAGCTTTCATAAACTCTAATCCTTTAATATCTAATTCGTTTTTAACTACACCTTCCTTTTTAGTAATCCACTGAGCGTATCTTCTAGTGGCTCTAAAATATGCTGAACGGATTATACATTCAGTTTTCATTTCGAATCGATGTATAGGAACGTTAAATACATCCGTAGACATTTGGGTATAGTGATTCGTAATTAAATCTTGATATTTAAGTGCTATTTCCTCTAATTTAGTATCTTTTTCATCTTCATCCATTTCATTAAAGTTAGGATATAAATGTTTAAGTAGAGGTTCGGCATCTATATAAACTGAGTCGGTATCTATATAAGCTACAAAATTCTTATTAAGGGAATCTCCTATTATATGTAATGGGCAAGATTCAAGATTAATCATATTTTACTTCCTTTTTTTTGGTTTTCGATTATAGATAAAGGTTGAGTATTAGTATAATGGAAACATTTTTGTTGTTCTTCTAATTTGGTTAAATCAAAAGACGCACATGGTTTTTTATGATCTATTTCCCAATATATTCCATAATTCCCCCATGACATGTTTTCATCAAATTGTTTTTCTAAATATAATATATAATATTTAATAGAACAACCTAAAATTTTAATGGTTGAATTATTTTTTTTACATTTAAGTGCTTTATTAATACGATTTCGAGTATTTAATAATATTCTAAATTCTATATCGTTATGGTAACGTTTTTTTTGAGAATTTCTTCTAGTTATCCTATTACTTTCTTTAGAATAGGGATTATTTAAATTATTATATTCTTGAGTACAATTTTTACATTTATTTTGTAGTTTATCCCAAGAAGTAAAAGAAGGATAAAACTCTTCAAAAGATTTAATATTAAAACAAGTATTACATTTTTTAATTTTTTCTTCAAAATACTGTTGTGTTAGTTTTTGGTGGGTTTGTTTTGTAATTAAATTAAATTCTTTAGTAGTTCCATTTACCCAAGCTTGTTTTGCCTTAGTATTACAAGGTTTACATTTATTATTTGCATTTAATTCTTTTAAATCAAAAAATTTAGCACATATGTTGCACCTACGTTGGGACCCATCTTTACTCCATTTTCTTAAATCAATTCTTCTTTTCATAATAGTTAATATCGATATCAATTATAAATATTATAAAAATAAATTTATTTGTAAAAAGTTAATTATAATGTTACATTTATTTGGCCTGGATTATCACCCCACACAATATACTTAAAATCGTATGCATCTAAAAATTCAAATACTAATTTTTGCATTTCTGTTGATTTTCCTGTTATAATAACAGATTCTTCTATTCCTTTACCTTTCCATAGGTAAAAATCCTCTAATACTTGTTTTACATTAGAGTGGGGGATTCCGTGTAAATCAATCGTTCTCTTCGGTTTCGTTATTTTCTTCCTCATAATATTCGTCGTCACAATTTTTAAACGGGCTTACATATGAAGTTGCAATGTCACCTTTACTATCGTATAAAGGCTCAACTACTGATATTTCAAATATCATACCTTTAATAGTAAGGGTTCCACCTTGGGTTAACATTTTTCTAAATAAGTTTTCTTGACGTTCCGAAAAGTCACTAGTTAAACTAATAACTTCGTCTTTATCTACTTTTTTACCATTGCAGTAAATAGTAGTTCCACTTCTAATTGATTGTTTTGCTATCATAATGTTGTTTCTCCTTTTAATACTTGATTCATATGGGTGTTTGCAAATAAAGCTGATTCTTGAATAATACGTTGACCTGATAAAGTAATAGATTCACTTAGTACTACATTTCCGTATCTAAATGAACCCAAAGCTGTAGCACCATACAATGAATTTAATAAGATTTTCATAGTATGTTGCATTAAATGATATTTTTCTCCATCTGCTTTATTTCCTGCTTTATAAGCTTGTTTCATTTTATTTTTATAAATAACCCTCTCATCAAACCATTTTGATAGAATTGTTTTCAATACTGAATCAAAATCAGTTCTATACATTACTCCATTTGCTGATATTGCTAGGTTTTCGCTTTCGATTAAATCAATAATATCTTTAACTTTAATTTGAGTGCTTTTACGTTTTGCATTTTGAATAGTTAAAACTAACTCACTATCCATTTGTTTTAAATCATTCAGCCCGTATCTGCAATTAAATATTTCTTTATTTTCAACTATAACTTTTTCATCAGGTATAATAATTCTACCTACTAGTGTTTCCTTACCAATATTTAAAGACATTATAATTGAGGGATACAACGAAGTTAAATCCTCATCAAACATATATTTGTATAAACCAGCTTTAGGGCAAAATAAATATCCTCCTGCATAATTCTTTTTAGTTATAGGATTTTTGTCTCGTGAAGGTGGGATAATACCTTGTGATAGTAGATAAGCTGAAATTGCTCCATCGTGAATAAAACTATTCTTATAAACATCTGAGTATCTAATTTTACCTTTATGGGCCAAGTTTTTTGTTAATGGGAGGTATTGAAATTTTTCATCTAGTGCTTTTAAGATTTCAACGTCACGAAAGTTATATTGAATAAATTTATTTTTATCCTCTTTAAATAATCTATCTAAGCTACCATCGTACTCAACTTTTTCTATATTTACATATTTTTTACCTAAAAAATCAAGTTTATATGATGGTTCATCTTTAAAACTAAACTTTTTATGTAGCTTCATATAATCAAGCGATTCTAAACCTGCTATATCTAACCAGCGGTGTTCATTCCATTCAGATTCATCTCTAACAAGTCCAATAGGTGAAAGCATACCTGCTATTTCTGCATCAAATATTTTACACATTCTAAAATAAAGATAGGGTATATCAAAATAATCACTATTATAACCTACTAAAATATCGGGGTTAATAGTACGAATGTATTCTAAAAACTTCATAAGTAATTCTTGTTCTGTTTTTAGTGGAATTATTTTTTTATTCCCTTCATGTGTATATTCTAATTCACCCTTTGAATCTAAAATTAAAATAACCCATTCGTCTTTTTGTTTATACCACCAAGCTATAGAGGTAACAGGTTTAGGAGCATTTTTAATATATTCTTCAGTTAATGCTCCCCCCATTTCAATCTCAATATCAAAAAATATTTCGCGGTGGGTTGTTGAAGGTTCGTCATTAGTACCATACTTATCAATTAAAAATCTTTGATAGGGTTTAATGTCGTGAAAATGTAATTTAGGATTTTCTTTATCCCATTTATTTATTTTACGGAGAGTTTCATGTCGCAATCCTCTAATATTTCTATCAGCGTCTATAGGATCACATTCCTCATAAGCATAAAAATTCCAAGAGAATGACTTGTAACCTTCGTCATCCCACAAATGAATTTTATAAGTATTAGGATTTACATATTGTGCGTGGCACGATTTATAACTCATTATTTTTTACATAAATTTATTTCTTCTTTTGTAAGAAATTGTTTAAGATCTGGTTTTTTGTAAAGATGGCTTTTCATTACCTTATTATCTGAGGTACGATAAACGACATATTTATCGTTTATTTTTTCATAATGGCATGGTTCTCCTTGTTCTTTAGAACGTATTTTAACAGTTTCTTTAGCCTCTTTAAGAGTTTTACAGATTTTAGATAAATTGGAGGCTTGAACTTCGGCATATCCGGCTAATATCTTATCTTTTAAACCAAATACTAATGCCCCATTTCCTAAACCAACATAAGTAATATCAAGCAAAGCATCAAATATTTCAACAATATCTTTATTCTTAACTGCTTCTTTTAATTCATCAAGTTCTTCTTGAATAAAATTTATTACAAACTCGGCATCTGCTTGATTAATTGTAGGTGTAGTTCTGTTTTGCCAATTTTTCCCCATTAAAGCGTTAAACTCTTCAACTTCGCTTACAAATGGTACGTAATTGTTGTCTTTCATAAATATTAAATTGTAATATGTCCGTTATTAATTTTAAGCGAATCAAAAAATTCCTTGCGTACTAGGTTATTATTATCCATAAACACACCCGAAGCTTTAGTAGTTACCATAGCAGCTCCTTGGTGGTTAACGCCCCTACAACTTACACAGTTGTGTGTAGCAACTATAGTTACAATTACACCTTTATTATGCTCACAAACTTTATCTACTGCTTGGTGAATTGCTGCTGTAAGTTGTTCTTGGATAGCACCTCTACGTCCAAAATGTTCTACAATTCGGTTTAATTTAGATAATCCAATTACTCTACCTTCATTTCCAGCTACATAACCAATATGTACTACTCCACGAATTGTTTGGTGGTGATGTGAGCACATTGATGTAAGTTGAATATTACGTTCAATAATAATACCATCGTAACCATCTGAAGGGAACGAAGTAATTTCAGTAAACGGGGTATATCTACCTTTCCATAGATCATTTACATATGCTTTTGCAACGCGACGAGGTGTTTCCATTGAATTAGGATCGTTTCTCCAATCGCATTTTAATGCATCAAGAAACTGACCGAATGCTTCGGTTGCTTCTTCGATCATTTTATCTTTTTCTCTGTCGGTAAATGGGAAACCAGGTGCAACACCATTAGCATATCCCATTGGTACGCATTCAATATCTTGATATTGTTTGCGTCGTGTGTTTTCTATTTCTTGCATATAACTTATTTTGATTTAATATAATAACCTTTATTTAGAAATCCAAGTTTTAATCAACTTCAACGTGTGTTCCTTTTATTGTGCTTAAATTTCTATATAATCCATTTTCCCCATCTAAACCATACCCATACAACCAAGCTTCATCTTTAATCATATGTCCAAAAATTAAATTTTCAGGGGTATCAGATGAATAACGCTTAAATAAAGTTACAGGAATGAGTGATTTGGGGCGTTCGATTGCGAGTTTTTTTATTATATAATTCATAGTGTTACCTGAATCGTATATGTCGTCTACTATGAATACATCTTTATCGCAGATAGAGATTTCAATTGGTTTTGTAATTTTAAGATCGCCTTGGGTAATTCCTTCGTATGATTTTACTCTAATAAAATCTATTTCGCAGTCTCCTATTTCTCTAACTAAATCGGCAAAAAATATAAAGGCGCCATTTAATACACAAACTAACACAGGAGGTTGTTCGTGTTTATGTTCTTTAATTTGTTCTGCTACTTGTTTAACTATGGTTTTTATTTCTGCTTCAGTGTATAGTGTTGTTGGCATTTTGTATTTAATTGAAAGTATTCCAAAAATTTTCTAATGATTCATCGTCTAAAACATAACCTAACTCTCTATTAATATCTTTGTCTATTATATATTTTACTCTGTGGTGTCCGTCTACAACTTGAGCATCGCCATACTCGGCTGTGTATTTTAGTAGTACGGGTTTGCTAGTATCGTATTCTTGTTTAAGTTTTAATTGATTCCAATTATCGTATTCTGATGGGGTTACCTCTATGGTTTTATCATTTAATCTAATGTAAGGTTGGTTATTGTTTATTGAAATATAACCATGAGGTTCATAAGTGCCAAATTCTTTAAATTCAGCAGAATATTTTTCTAAAAAGTCTTCTTTAGATAAGGTTTTGGCATCATTGACAATATTGCTTTCTATGTTTTCTCTTAGTAAATCAACTAATTTTATCATACCATGTTTTTATCCTCTTCATCAAACAAATCTAATCCTTTATAATCAGAATGGTTTTGTTTCATATAATCTATACTTTTAACCCAACGAACAGATAAAGGGATTACTATAAGTAATGTAATAAGAAATGCTACCATATTAATAAATATGTATCAATTTGATAAAGGTAATTTAAAAATAATAATCTTTTTGGTATGGGAGAGTCGTAGGTTTATTTTTCCAATAAAATCTTGAATAATTTCTATAAAATTTAATCCCACATATTGTATAGCAAAAAAACTCTATAAGTCTGTATTTGCTAACTTTCAAATATTCTAATATTCTCATAATTTAATCCTTATCATAATACTCCCACGCCTCTTCCAATTGAGATGGGTCAACAACAAATGATTCCCAATCATCTTTTGCTACCTCAACATCCTTAACATCAATGTAAAATGTTTTAGGAACAAAAGGAAATGATTTAACATACCCCTTCTTTCCAACCATTTTACTTCTATCGCCTGATTTGTAATCTTCTTCATTTAACCACGCCACTCCACTCCAACAAATCCCATTTTGGTCTCTTTTAATAATTGCGTCTATGTAGTAGGGTTTTCCATCCTTCCCATCTTTAAATAAAGCAGAACATCTCCTGTTTTGATACCAAGGTTTTCCACCCCCCAACTCCTTAACATCTCCCCATTCTTCATCTTTACCTGTAATAGGTAGTAAAGGTTCAAAGTTGGCAAGTTTGTTAAAGATTGAAGCAACATAAGGAGCAGACATGCCCGAGTGTCCTTGTTTAGAGAACACTTCAATAAGTTCCATTACAGCCTCTCCAATTAAACCTCCGTAATCGGAATCTTCATCAAAGTAACCGGCTGCCTGTAATTCTGTTTTTGCGTAATTTGTTAAACTCATATTTTTTTATTTTAATTGTTTTTTATTTTTTAAATTAACCCGTGTGATTTTAATCTTTCCAACGCCCGGTTAAAATTCTCTTCGGCGGTTAATTCTACATCTTGATATTCAGATGATGAATCTGCGTAAAGAATCGTCCACCCATTTTTTCCCGATTCGATTGTAATACCCATCCCGGTCTTGTCTTTTATCCTCTTGATGATTTCTACTTCATTTGAGGGCATCATTCCCATGAATCTTTTCATATTTTTTAATTTTAATTTTTAAATGTGTTACTCTCCTAATTTAATCTTTTCTAAACCAGTTAATCATTCCATCATAAAAAACACTACCATGATTTATTGAACCATAATCTTTGTGTTCTGCAAAATGTTCAGCATCCAACAAATCATCTTCGTTTTGTGTTGAGTTTGGTGGTTCTATATTTGATTTTCTTTTTTCTAGCTCGTTCCACCATTCATCCGATGTCATATAACTCAAATCAGGATTAATCCTAATTTCTCCGGGTTGATATCCCAATAAAATTGTGGCTGGTAATCCATAATACCATATTTTTCTTCCAATCTCTTCTTTTGGGTTTATAAAATTAAAAGGATGTTCTGATATTTTACTTATTAGAGAGTGTGCTTCAGCCAATGCCCCGCCCAAATCTCTCCAATGAAATTTATAAACTTCCTCACCGTTTGCTTTAATGGTGCATATCCCACCATTTCTAATACTCAACTCATCCCACTTATATTTGGTTGAGTTAAATTGTCTATAATTTACTTCCCAGCAAACTCTATGAACCCCTTTATCAATGTATGGGATAAGCTCTCTTATAGTTGGTGCTTCATAATCATTATCCGAATGATAAACTGAATAGTCCAACCACCAAGTTTCAGGACATCCATTCCATTTACCTAAATTGTGTTCATATCCTTCAATTGAATAAACGGGATAAAGTCTTTCTCCTATTTGAATATCAAATATTTTATGTGGTTTTCCAAATTTTTCGGTGGCCTGTTCTAATGTGTAATTTTGTTGTTCCATAACTTATTTTTCAAATTTTTTTAATTCATCGTATAAATCTTGATTTAACTCTTTGAGTTTATTTCCCAACTCTAAAAGAGCGTGTTCGCTCCAATATCCTTTTCCATCTTCGGGTTCAAAATAGTAAAATCCATCAACATCAGGTATAAAATAACCTATCAATTTTCCACTATGTGTGGTAGTGATTTTATAACTATGTTCTATTAATTCGTAGTTTAACATTGAGTTTGTAACTTTGTAAAGTACATGTCAATTAGGATAACTGAAGTAAGATTCTATCTTCTTTTTTAAAACATTCCCCATTTATTATCATATCCCCACTTTCATTTCTTTCAGTTTCAACGGTACAATAAATCCATCTGAGTTGTTGAAGGTGAGATACAACGCTAGATATTTTACACCATTTAGGTTTAAACATATCACTTGCCGTGTCGATATCATCTAACAACTTAAACATAAATTCAAGTTTATGTGTTAATGTTGCAATATTAATACCTCTACGTTGTGATAAATCAATAGCATAAGTATCTTCAATCATTTTAACTAATTCATCATCAACAGAGTGAGCTTCTTTTGCTTTGTTATAACAGTACTTCACATAATTTTTATTACCTTCTATCCCTTCATACCCTTCGAGAATATCTTCAATTGATGATAACACATCTCTTAATTTGTTTGCTGAATATAGCATTTTGTCTTTGTCATTCATAACTTTCTATTGTTTTAAATGTTTTTTCCAAATGTTTACTACCGCTTCTGCTCTTGGGGCCTTTTAGTTTTGACCAAAGATTAATCCAGTGTTGTATTTCTTCTTTATTCATGACTTTCTAGAGTTTCGTTTTTATATGATATTGTGATTAATTTGTGAGGATAAAGTGCAGTACTCCCTATCAAGACAGGATTTGTTTGGTCTACTTGATTTAACACTTCTCTTTCCTCAATCTTCAATCCCCATTTTTCTGAGAACTCGGAATCGGTTTTACATTTGTTGATGAACTCTTCTTGTGTATAAGGTATAGGTATGTTCATTTTACCAGTAGGAGTATCAACTTCCATCTGATTCAACCATTTTATGTGGCCTCCTTTTAGATAGTTTTCATAAGCCCCATCCAATAATTCTTGTTGTTCTTTATTCATAACTTTTTATTTTTAAATCCTTCAATTAACAGGGAAGCTGTTGCGTAATTTGTAGCAAGAGGTATGTTGTAAACATTACAAACCCTTAGTAACATATTCACATCTACAATGTGTGGGTGAACAGCAAGTGGGTCTATAAAGAAAACAACACCATCTATCTCACCTTCTGCTATCATACTTGCTATTTGAGCATCGCCCCCCAAAGGGCCTGATTTCTTTTTAATGACTTGAATACCGGCGTGCTCTATGTGGGTGCCGGTAGTTCCGGTGGCAATGATTTGGTTGTTCTTAAAAAAGTCTAACCTTTTCATAATAAAAGCAACCATGTCTGCTTTTTTACCATCGTGTGCTATAACTGCTATTTTTAGCATATGTAAATATATGGAATCTATTCTACAATTCCAAATAATTTATGTATAACTTTTTACACATATCTATTTTTCCCAAACATCATAATATGCAATCTTGGGCAAAACCTCCACCCCCTCATAACTGCTTGTTCCGCAATCCATCCTGTTCTTGAATTTAAAGTATTAACATCTACTCCTTCGGGCATTAGACATACATCAGAAGGAACAAAATTTTTTAATTTAGATAAAATACTTTCAATTTCTTTTATATCTTGATCAGTAGTAATAACAAACTTTAATTGAAAATCTTTACCAAACTCTTTACAACCATTAATATATTGTTGGATAGCCTCAATATTAATTCGATCTCGTTCATGCCTTTCTGCCCAATTCTTTTTATATATTACTCCCGAATTTTTTAAATTGGCTTCCCATGGGGTTGAAGAAGATAATTTAGGAGACATAGAAACTAAATCAGTATATTGAGAAATAGATTTGTCAAATAAAGTTGCGTTAGTTTCAATAGTAGTATGATATCCTCTATTTTTTAACTTCTTTAATAAGTCAATTAGAGATTCAGTTTGCATAGTCGGTTCTCCCCCTGAAATAACAATATGGGAAATATTTTGAGAGAGGGTATTGTCTAGTACTATTCTTATTATATCATCTACTTCCATTTGATTTTTTTCAGGATTATGACTAGAATAGGGAGTATCACATAATGACCCATTTCCATCTAACCCAACCCAAGCACATCTTAAATTGCACGCTGATGTGCGAATAAAAAGGCATGCAGTGCCTGTTAATTTTCCCTCTCCTTGAAAAGTTCCTGAGTATTTAAATCCTGTTGAATCATTTTCAAGATTGTCTTTTATAGGGAATATTCCCCCTTTTACTAAGTTTAATTTCATATTATATTTTTTTAATATTAATCTAATATAAGGTATATGTTGGTTCTGACCAATTAGATGGTCTGTCTGATTTGGGTATAACTAATGTTTGGGTTGGATCTTCATATGTAGCAGAATTGCGTTCGTTTTCATATACTTCTACTTTTGCTACTCTAACACGATTATTGGTTTCGGTTAATGTAAATTCATTAAGTTTAGTAAAAATATATTTAGCAAATTGCTCAGCTCCTACCGCTGGTAAAAGACGAAGTTGAATAATACCATCAAAGTGCATTTGCTTGAAATGATTTAGATATGGATCATCCTCGGCTATAATAGTGGTATGATCAAACATATAGTCCATCCAAGCTTTTGGATTCAGGCCGTCAATTGTGTTTTTGGCACGTTTCATTCCTCCAAAATCCCAAACCCAATTGCGTTCATCTAATTCACCTTCGAACCATACTCTAAAGCTAATAGCATATCCGTGTAAATATTTACATAAAGTACCTTCGGCCCTCCACTGGCGGAATACAGTAGAAAACCCGTCAAATAATTTTGTTGATTGAAATTTACTTCCCATTGCAAAAACTCATTACTTGTTCAAAACTACGCGCTCCGGTAAAACGTTTAACTTCTTGCCCGTTTTCTACTAAAATTACAGTAGGGATAAGTTCTATTCTATACTTTGTTGTTACATCCGGAGTGTAATCAATATCTATTTTATTGACTGAGATTCCTTGTTTTTTTATTTGGTCTATAACTGGATCTAATTGTTTGCAGCCGGAACACCATCCGGCACTAAAATACCATAATTGTTTCATAAAATTTCTTCTTGTTTAATTAATTCATATTTGTTTCCTCGTAATAAATATTGGGTTGATGATAGTTCTAAAGGTTTAGCGTTGTTCCAATTAGCATCCCATTTTGGTTCTCCATATTGCAAACCCGAAAATACTAAACCATCTTGGCCCACCACAACATAATATTGTGGTTTTGGTAGAGATTTTTTACTTCTCATGTTCTTCGATTATCTTTTCAACGTGTTTTTTAACAGTATCCCAAGTTACAGGACCATATTCATCCGCATAACTTACAGGATCTTTACGTCCTAATCTAAGGAATGCTTCAACTCGCTCTACTGATGATGCTGATTTGTAGTCGCTAAACCATTCTTTTTCAAACCATGATTTACCATCCTTATCGTATTGAATTAAATGTTGCATTGGTTTATAGGAAGTATTTGTACGCGAATATACTTCATCAAAGTTTAATCTAAGATCTGTACATAATTCTTCTCCATCTTTTAAAATAGTATATTTGTTCCCTTGTAAGTATGGAGTAAAATACTTAACCAAATGCGAATCCCAATTACCTTTTCTAAAAGCATCGTAGTCTGCATCTCTAAATTCTTCTCTACAGTCAGGATAAATAAAGTGGTCACCACTATGTACTCCTAAAGCAATATCACATTCTTGGCTTCGCTGAGTAGCAATAGATAGGGCAATAGCTTGGATAATTGAACTAAAGATTTTATTGCGGTTAGGTACAACAGTTGATTTCATGTTTTCCTCAGCATAGTGTCCTTCAGGTACTTCGGCTCCACCTGTTACGAGTGCTGAGTTAAGTAATTGGCTTAGTCCATCAAGTTTAATTACTTGATATTGTACTAATGGATATATTTCTTCGAATCCACCAGGAGCACGATCGTGGTGAAATATACGAGCGGGATTTTGATTAATATAATTTACTAACGATTGTGCTCGTTCAAGTTCAACTCGATGTTTTTGGCCATAATCAAAACTTACAGCTACAACATTTTTGTATTCTTTCAAACAGCGTAAAAGTAAGGTGCTGCTGTCCATCCCACCACTTAGTGAAACGACAACATTGTCTTTAGGGAAAGGTAATTTTTGTTGCATATTATAAATTGTTTATATCTCTAAATAAAATAACATTGTAATTCACTAAATCTACATCCACTTTTTCAATAGGCCAAGTTTGAACTTCATTCATGTTAAGCTTTGGTTTTGGATGTTGCCCATCAGTATATTTAGTTCCTTCTAAAGCAGCCATAATTGGATTTGAGGTGTCAATAGATTCGATAAATGGATAATCTTTATAGAATTTGAATTCAAAAGGCATAGCTGTACCAAGCAAATGTATGCGGTCTTTTTTCGCGATAACTTTGTTTTTATACAATGAACTAATTACCCACAGGCGTCCCATGGCTTTACCAAAATCCTTGTTTATATGCGGGTATACTTCGTTATAATAACTAGCACCATACGAGAACGCTATTTTCTTATAACCTAAATCTTTATATGTTTGGTAGCTGGTCGAGAAATCTTCGTAACTTTTACCTTGCACTACTGCTACTTTAGTTACATTTTTAGGTAATTTAATACTCGCCCATTCTCTAGCGCTAACTACAGATTGGGTTTTATTTTCCCACACATCCGGAACTATAAACTCATCGGGTTGAAGTTCATCCACCCAATATAGTAAACGAGATTTATCGTATGCTTTTCCTAATTCATGAAGCGAGTTATCCATTATAATATAACGGCCTTCTGCTTTAGATTTATAGAAAAATTCACGATATTGCTCGTTTTGGTCTAGTAAGTGAGGTAATATGTACTGATATTGATTGAATTTAAGGCTATGCTCAAGTAAACAAATAGGTACTTCGTGTGATACTTTTATCATTTTATTTATATTTTAATTTTTATATCTCCAAATATATGAAGCAGAAGTTGCTTCTCCACCTTTTCTTAAAGCATTATTGATTGCTGTTGGATTTCCCCCAATATTCTTAGCTGCTTTTTCAATACTTGGATGTTCTTGAATAAATTCCCCTTGTTTGGTATATTGAAGGATAGGTTTATTATTAGATGGGATGGGTTTTCCTTTTTTAGATTGGCTAATTTTAAGTTTATTTTCTTCACTTCTAGTTTTTCCTTTCCAATGGGAGTCTTTTCTTTTCCCTGGGTTTGCTTTATTTGCTTCTATTATATGTAATGGTTTTGGTTTTCCTTTCCAGTGGGAATTTACTCGTTTTCCAGGATTAGCTTTGGACTTTTCACTAATAAGTTTTCTAGTCTCTTCAGTATGGCCTTCAGGTCCTCCTCCACCCCTATTATTATTCATCCCATTATTAAAAGAATCAAATTTCTTAATCCAATATTTTTCTCTTTCTTTTAAATTATCAGTATATTCTAAAATTTTAAAAGTATGGTTTACCCACCCATAAATGTATAAAGATTCTAAAATTAATGGTTGGGTTTTTACTTGAAACAACTTATAATTATTTTCTCTTCTATTTAAATCTCTAGAATGTCCTATATAAACTTCCCCTTTTGGATTTGTAATCTTATAAATTCCACTTTTTTTCATATCTTCCGTTTATTATAAATATGTGGAAGACAATAAAAAAAGTCTGTTTATTCTTAAGAGAATAATCTTGTTCTCTTATATTTTTATCATTTTAATAATTCTTTTAGTATGTTTATTTCATTTTTAGATAGCTCGTCTTCCATTTTGCTTCTATTTTTTTCAATAGCCCGTTCAACCAATTTAATAAGTTCATTTGAAACATACGAACCAATAGTAAATTCGAACGAATATCTATGATTTGTAAGTTTTACAAAATTGTTTTGAAGTATAATGGTATATCTTTTATCCTCGGTTTGTATATAATAACGACTTGAGGGCGTCATCAAATAGTGTGTTTTAGGATTTGATAGTAGTCTGATGATTACCTTTTTGGTTAGATATTCTCGCTCGGTTAATGGGGGATTTTTAATGGCTTTACTCTGTAGCCAAACTAATAGTTTTTTGTATTTGTAGCGTAGGTTCATAACTTTTATTTATGGTTAAATATAATTACTTTTTTTTAGATTTCCCACCTTTTTTGCGAGCTATTTTGCGGGATTCACACGGAGATAGGGGGCGCGACACATACAGCCATTCATATAACCCTAATATGTCCCCCTCCCATATTTCTAAATTAGCGTGGAATTCCTCGTGAGTAAGATTAAAAGCTTTAGTAAATGCGTCTGTAAGTTCCCATATGCGCTTTGTTTCTTCTTTCTCAAAGTCAGCAATAAGTCTTCTATAACGCTCAAGATCTATAGAAGTTTTGTTAATTTGTTCTCGGTGGTCATCTTTAGATAGATCCACTTTGTTTCGGCCTACTATGACAGCAGATTGGGCTTGCCAGTAATATGACGAAAATTCAAAATCCCCATTAATGATTCGATCTTTAAGGGGCAAACGTTTACTTAGGGGGTCGTTATTGTCTGTGTGGGTTCTCCACCACATGAAACGATTGTAATTTAGTTTTTGGTATGAGGATAATTTAGCATTGACAACATCCTCTGTGTGTTTAATGAAAGTATCTAAATAACAATAGTGCATATAAAACCTTTATTTATTTAAATATACGAACAGAGTTTTACACAGCCAAGCTATTTTTAAAAATAAGTTATAGTATCATCATCTTTTTTGGATGGCAATTTCCCTCTAATTTTTTGTATTTCTTCACTAATTTTATTTTTTTTCCATTGTTGGTCTGGATTAGATCGGGTTTCCATTAGTTTATAATCATTGCTTTGGTTAATATTCTCTATTTCATTTAGTGCTTGTTCTATGGTGCTATATTCATTTGCTTCTTTTTCTAAAGAGTCGTATGCATCTACTACTCGTTTCATATCTTCTATTTTTTCCTCTAACGGATATTCCTTTTTGGGTAGCAATTGACTAAAAGCAAAATTAGCAGCTATTACAAGTGAAATAGCAAGGGGGTCAAATACAAATATTATAATTAATAAAAGCCAATTTACTATTTTATCCATTGAAACCCCTAATAAATTAGATAAATATTTTAAAGGGCCCAATTCACTTGTAGATTCGTTAAATACTTTAGTTTCTAATATTTTGTTTTCTAAAGCAAATATAGAATCGTTTACTATATCTAATTTATACGTTAATTTTTCCTCAGTTTTATTTGCTGATTCTATTTGCTTTATGCTAGAGTTATTTGACCTAACTACTAGATTGCCTTTTTTATCTGTGTATTGGGTTACTGAACCTTTGGATAAAGTATTTTTAAGATTAGCTAACGATTGTTTTTCTTGGATTATGTTATCTCTAGTTTGTTCGTATAATTTCTTTTTGGTTTCTAGAGCAGTAATTTGTTGTGTAGCTATTCCTTCTTTATTAGCAGTTGATTGGTATGCACTCGAAAGATACCCGTATATTCCCATTGATGTAATTAAAACTAATACAACAGCGGCGGCCACTAGGTATGTTCTTAAAGCTCTATTAATTGAACCCCAATATTGGTAAAGCAATGATGCAATAACTAATTTAGCTACTTCAAGCGAAGAAGCCATTATTATTACTTGGGTACTTGCTCCAGCAAATAGTTTACTTAAGCCACTAATTGAATAAAAAGCAGCTGATGCCGAAACCGATAGCGCTGAAAAGGCTATTAAAAAGGGAAATATTTTTTGTTTCATAACTATTCACAATTAATCTTATGTGATTTTAAATCTTTAGTAGGAGCTATATTATAAAAATAATAGCACTCGTTTATATTAAGTTTTTTTGATTTGATTGTTTTATAAAAGCCACTAGGTATAGTTGCACCTCCTGTTACCTTTTTGAGAGGTGGATTGAAATCTACTCTAATATAAATTTCAATATCGTCTGCTTTTTGTCTTAGCTGTCTTTCATATTCTTCAAGTTCTTTCCATACTCCTCTGTTTAGAGATTGGTGTTGGAGGGATGAATTTAGATAAGTAAATGTTTGTTTAAGTAAAGCAGCATCACATCCAAAAGCAGCAGCTGGGGCCATATGTCCTTTGTCCCATTCATTTGCCACATAGTCTTCATGATCTGAGGTGTGTATTGTTTTTTCTTTGTAGAAATCTAATCCTTTACGAGATACATTATTTTCAGCACAAGTAACTTTGTACTTAACCCATTTTGGTTGTTCTAATACTTCGGAATACACTAGTGTAAAAACTTTATTTTCAACATAAACACTATCTCGTTTTTGAGCAAATGAAAACAGAGGTAGAAATAAAAATAGTAATATTAATTTTTTCATTCTTGTCTTTTTCCTTTGTGGTTATCTATTTTATCTAATATCTCGTTTAATAAGCCCACTTTAATATATCCAGCCATTGAGGCATTTTTAAGAGCACTTACTAATTGAAATACCATAAAAGGTACAATAACCACTTCACTAAGCCAAGCTGTTCCTGTAAAACCTTTCTCTATCATTAAAACCG